ACCAACTACCATCACTCCGCTGACACCCTTGATATGCTGTTCATAACGGCGGCTCAGGAACAGTCCGTCATGCGCGTCTGGGCTGTCATGGTTGACTGCTCGTAATAACGTTGGTTGGGGGGCTAAGGAGCCCCCCTCCCTTCATTTTTATAGGAGGTCATCATGGCCCAGAAACTCAATTTGGGTAACCCCGGGCGCTGGCTTCGGCATGTCGATGATGGGCAGATTTTTCATCACTCTGATATTCTCGCCGGGAATCCTAAAGTCGAAGAAGTTACGGAAGAGGAAGCCTTTCCAGAACGTTTTTTAACGAAGAAGCAGAAGGCTCGTACGTCCGAGCTCGACTTGTCTACTGATCCGAAAGAAGTAGTAAAAGCCAAGCCTAAAAAGAAAACTAAGGCTGCCTTAGCTGCTGATGCTTCCAGGGGTATAGGCAAGAAAAAATGATCCTCGACGACGTAATTGTTGACGTACGTCGTATTGTCCAAGATGAGACCGCGACGTATAGGTATAGCGATGCCTTTATGCTTGGTATGGGCAACCAAGCGTTGAAGCGGATACAGCTTCTGCGTCCTGATCTCTTTGCTTTTACAGGTACGGTAGCCTGTACAGCAGGGGAAGTTCTTCAGTCAGCCCCATCTGATTCTCTACGGATTATTGAAGTTCTGTCTATTAACGGTAGTGGCGTGGGGTTGGTTGAGGCTAACCGTGAGACTCTCGACCAGACTCTCCCAACATGGCCAAATGATACTGCGGCTGCAGCTATCAACTGGATGCGTCATGTTCGTAACCCAAATAAATTTTTTATCTACCCACAAGCCCCTGTGGCACAGACGCTTGATATTGAATATTCGCAGGTTCCTACGACTTATAACGGTACAACGGCAATTACACTCCTTCCGGATGCATATTTCCCAGTCGTGGTAGATATTATGGTGTTCTTACTTGAGTCTGTTGATAATGAACATGTGACAAGTGGGCGTGCTAAACTCTTCAAGGATTCCTATACAGAGATGCTTGGTGTAACTAAAGGATCATTACCAGTAACGGATACTGAAGATGCTGGGCAAGACCCGCTTAAGGTAGAGGTCGTTTAATGGCTACTGCATTATATACCACTTTGGTTAATCGTATCGCTGCTTATGCGCCTGGTGCTCCACAACCTGTTCTCGTTACCCACCTTCGTGATGCGGCTATTGAAGCTTGTGAACGCACTAACGCGTGGCGTTATAAACATGCGACGGTTACTATGGTGGCCGGGACGTATGAATATGCCTTTGTCCCTGAGTCGGGTGCGGAAGTTCATACTATTCTTACGTCGTCGATTAACGGAAATGATTTACCTGTTAAGACGTTGGAGGATATACACCGGCTGTATCCCAAGTATCCGTCTAGCGTAGTGGCTGAGCGCACGACTCCCCAATACATGTTTCAGAACAACCCCGATACGTTTCATGTGGCTCTAGTTCCTGATAATGGTACCGACACTATTGAGATGTTTGTGACCCAGAAGCCCCTTCGTAGTTCTACAGGTATGGAAGGTACGGTGATGGATGATCTAGAGACTGTGATTATTCATGGGGCGCTACAGAGTCTTTTAACGATGCCTGAGACGACTTGGAGTGATACGGAATTGGCTGCGTATCATGCGAAGCAGTTTACATTTAAGGCAGCAGAACGTAGGGCTCGTGCTAATATGGGCGCTGGGCGTGCAACATTAACAGTCCGATCCCCCATATGGGCTTAAGGAGATAGTTCATGGCACAAGCTTTATTCACAAATAACGCCTTTAGTCTGCTGGCTAGCGGGATCAGTGATGCCGATACGGCAGTATCCGTTACAGGTGGTGAGGGCGCATTATTTCCTAATCCGACAGGGGGTGATTATTTTTATGCTACGCTGATCGACACCTCCAATAATCTTGAGATTGTTAAGTGCACAGCGCGTTCAACTGACGCGCTTACCATTGTTCGTGAGCAAGAAAGTACTACGGGTCGGGCTTTCGTCGCTGGGGATCGTATAGAACTTCGTCTTACAGCCGCAGGGATAACTGAAGCGGATGGGTATGTCGCTCCGACTGATGAAAGCACTGATACTACTTGTTTCCCACTATTTGTAGTTTCGGCTACAGGCAGCCAACTGACAAAGACTGGCACAAACTTTACCTTTAACTCTAACACGGGCGCACTAGTGACCACGTTATACGATGGCATCATTGGTTCGGTCACTCCTGCTGCCGTCTCGGCTACAACGCTTACGACTAGTGGTATTGCCTCTATCGACGATACTACGGATACCACTAGCGGTACGTCTGGTTCTGTTCATACGGACGGCGGTATCGGTATAGCCAAGAAACTCTTTGTCGGTACTTCTGCAACGATTACCGGTGTTCTTACAGCGGGTGATGATATTGTCTCTGATACTGATAGTACTGATGATCTTGGTACGACGAGTGTCAGATGGGCGAATCTTTGGGTTGATGCCATTGCTGTAACAGATGATGTAACTATCAGTGGAAATCTTACGGTTAACGGTACGACTACTACCTTAGATACGACAAATCTTGTTCTGAGTGATTTGTTAATTGAGTTGGCTAACGGGGCTACCGGCAGCGCCGTTAATGATAGTGGCATTATCATAGAACGTGGTGATGATGCAAATATTTTCATTGGTTGGGATGAAAGCGCCGATAAGGTTGCTTTTGCTACTACGTCAGACACGGGATCGACAGCGGGTAATCTTACTCTGACTGACGCCCAGATCACAGCGGCGGGTGCGGCTTTCTCAGGAACTTCTTCTGACCTTGGTACCGTTACTACTATCGACATCAACGGTGGCACGATTGATGGCACGGCTATCGGTGGCGCGGCCACGGCGGCTGGTGCGTTCACCACTGTTAACGGCACGTTAGCTCATTTCACAACCAGCCTACAACTTGCGACAGGAGCTACTGTTACTGGTATTCTCGATGAAGATTCGATGGCGACGGATTCAAATACCCAACTCGCCACCCAACAAAGCATAAAGGCTTATGTCGCTAGTTTAACCCCCGCTCCCGGTATTCAGATGACTTGGGATACCGCTATTGATGATGATGACGAGGGTGTTGGGACCATTAAAGCTAATCATGCTACTTTCGCCAGCATTACTCAGCTTTTCATTGATGATGTGGATAACAACTCTGTTAGCATTAATGCCTTTATTGATACCCTAGATGATCCAACTGCCACTAATTCTGCTTACCTTTATATAACCAAGGCGGGTTCTGCCAGCACGGCTATGAAGGTGTTCAAAGTGACTGGTGCCGTTGTATCAGCTTCGACCTATTCTAAGGTCGCCGTAACTGGATTGGTCGAGGTTGGCGCTTTCTCTGACACTGATGTTGTTGGAGTGATGATCGCTTTTTCAGGTGATGATGGCGGCGGTGGGACACTAGATAACATAGTTGAGGATACAACTCCGCAATTGGGTGGAGGTTTGGATTGTAATTCTTTCCAAATACAATGGTCTAAGGGTGCAGACGTAGCTTCCGCTTCTGCACTTCCCGTGCTTATAGACGGAAATTATTTTGATGTTACGGGGACGACCACGATAACGAGCATCAATACTACTGGCGGTCCAGGGACTTTAATTAAATTACACTTCGACGGTGTCGTGACTCTGACACATGATTCAACTGACCTAATCCTCGCTGGAGCCGCTAATTTCACTACCGAGGCCGGAGATGAACTAGAGTTCATTGAATATGCATCAGGTGATTACCGCATGACAGGCTGGAGCCTGGCAGGCACAGCCCCGGGAGGGGGTGGCGGTGGGGCTTTCCTAGGCGAAGGTGCTTCAGGGGAGTCTGTAGGCGACTCTGGGGACATTATAAGGGTAAACCAACAGACACTAGATACTTCTCAAACTATGGTGGCTACTGATAACGGTAGTGCCACTGGCCCCTTATCTATAGCTTCCGGCGTGACTCTTACGATTTCATCAGGTGCGACTTTCGTAGTTATCTAATAAAGGAGAAAATTTATGTCTACCATTAAGACAGATGCATTAACATCAGTTAGTACCAATACAGATCTCACTTTGAGTGCGAATGGAACCGGCGGTGTTAAGATTTCCGATTATCTTGTACAGACCAAAGGCTCTGATATTGCGTCAGGAACCACGCTAACTCTAGGTAAGGACGGAAATCAATTCGATGTCACTGGCACGACGACCATAACGGGCATAGCCACGCAAGGCATAGGTTCGATTGTCACCCTGCATTTCGATGGCGTACTGACGTTCACTCACCACAGTACTAATCTGATATTGCCCGGAGCGACCAACATCACGACTGCCGCCGGTGATGTCGCCGTGATGTATGAATACGCTTCTGCTGATTGGCGGTGTGTGAGTTACACTAAGGCTAGTGGAGAATCAGTTATTGCGACTGTTGGCGGTACTGGCATTGCCTTACAGGGACTCCAGACT